CCAAACACGCCCACCAGCTTATCAGCGGCATAATTCAGGTTTTCCACCAGCCGCGTATAACCACCGGATTCTGTCCCCATCTGGGCCAGAAACATCGCCTGATCCAGCGGGTTAGTAATGCCGTATTGCTGCATGGCTTTTTCAATATGAACAAACCAGCGCGCGGCAAGCTCGCCACTAACACCGGCGGCCTGTTGAAATTGAGATTGATTCATTGTTTATCGTCCCTTCTGAAAATCTTCATTACGTTGCCGTGTGAGTAGATAAGCGAAATACAGAGCATCACGTTAATGATCGTCTCTGACAGATTCGCTTGTGTGTAACGGCCGGTAGCAATCAGAATGGTGACTGACCCACACGCCACCTGCAGAACCAGCGCCATAACGCCACCAATTAAGCGATGCTTTGCCCCATGCCGCTGGTATGTTCCCAGCATCAAAGCACTTATGGCGCAAGCAATGGCGTCAATCCACAAAATGCCCGTATTCCAGGGAAGTCCCTTAACAAACAAGACAAATTCATTTATTTCCGTCATTGCTGCCCCCGGTCATCATCTGGAGTAAGCGAGTTAAGAAAGTGGTAGGGCTGATTTTCGTCAGGGATATCAGGAGAGTGACGCCAATGGTGGCTGTTACGGCCGCACCCAGCCAGGGCTCAACAATCACACCATCAGGGAGGTATTGACCCAGAGCCTGGGAAAGAATGCCTGTGGCCAGATTGGCCCCCAGAATCCCCAGAAGAAACGAGATAAAGAACGTCGTTACCTGTTTAAACCGGTTCAAGTCCGGGGAGAAAATGACATAAACAGCAGCGCCCGAGAATGCGCCGATATAAACGCCAGCTGGCGTACTGGCCAGCAGCGTAGCAAATGACATACTTGTTATTGCCACACTGTTAGCCGTCGCTGAGGCTGTGGCCGTAGATATTCCCACTTGGCCTCCTGAAAATTAAGGTAATAAAAAACCTGCTATATAAGCAGGTCATCTGGAAGAGGGTAAATATATCTTTATATATTTATATCAACCCCACACTCTCGCAGTGGGCGCGCTCATGCCTTTGAGCTCATGACCCCGGTTCGTCTTTGCTCCCCGTTGGCTCTAACCGGTGCGTTACTGGCGATAACGCTGCGTCACCGGTGCTTTTATTTCGATAACCCTCACCAGGTGCAAAGCTGGCTCTCTACGTGGAGACTCGGGGCCACATAATGACTGTGGCATGTAAGAACGGTCTGACCGCTTAACGTTTCATAACTAAGCCCTCATTAAGTGCCAGGCGGTGTACTGGCAAATTCAGGGGAAATCACCGCACAGGGCAAAAGGTCCGAAAATTACGGCAATCTCACAACCGGTGATTTTTGGACCTTTTGCCCTGGGTGGGGATAATGTCGCGGGCGGCTCCAGCCAGCCCCGCAACAAATAGAATGTTGTAACTATGTGGCTACTGGGCTATAGAGGTGAGCCAGTACACGCGAGTTCCAGTCAGTTCGGCAAGGTGGGCGCGTAAGCCAGCTGAGCGCGGGTAAACCTTTGCAAACCACTCCTCCATTAACTGAGCATCGTCAACCACGATCACCTTAGCGCGGCGTAGCGTCTCAAAATCCCCGAGCCGAACGATACATTGAGGGGTAAGACCATGTTGTTTCATCAGCCACCGGCCCCGCTCCTCCGTTGTTGCCAACAGCGCCAGCGCGCCAGATTTACGGGCGGCCGTCAGAATAGAAATAGCTGTAGTGGTTACGCATGTGCGCGCCATCATCGGAATATCAATGAACGTTGCACCAGTACCGGCCAGCTTTGTCCGGGCCTCCAGAACTTCGGTTATGACGCTTGCCACGTCGGCGCACTCACGCGCGAAATCCTGATCATCAATCGCGGCCGCCTCATAGTGAGCCCCGCTGAATTGCGCTAACCGGCTCAGCAGCTGGGTATGTGTCAGTTTTTCCATTGATATTCCTACCCAATAAAAAGGCCCACCAGCTGGGAACCGGTGGGCCTTTGCATATACAAAGAATGAGATGGGAGCTCATGTGTAAGAAGTTGCCACTTAACGCGAGTGGCCCCGGCTCTATTTTATCCGTGTCTATCGAGGGATTAGGCTTACCCCGTTTACGCGCATCGGACGGCCCGGCTTAAGATGGAATCACCTGGGAAAACTCGCGGGAAATGGATATAAACCGCGCCATCGTTTCAAATCAACATAACCGGCTGAGCCCTGACCTCTACTGAGTTCCATAACTGATAATTGAAATGAAATTCAGGACTCATGCGGTTATGTGATCCTGTAACGGGGATCAATCGACCTGTTTTTAAGCCTCACGGGGCATTCTTTAGACGCGGGCGGACGGTTCAACCGCGTTCTCCTGCCGTGACAGAGGGGCTTGTGTGGTATTACACCCCTATTGCTTTATGAATCTACCACTGCAACAGCCTTTAAAATTCGGTGTGCGTTTTGATAACCGGTATACGCTCTCCCACCGGGGCCAGGTAACGTTATCTGGCGCTACGGTTTTTATTTCTAACTTCGTTGGCTTGGCTGCCAATGCGGCGTGATTTTTACTGCCCGGTTCGCCACACGCTAACTAGCCGGGAGAGCGGGTTTGGTCTTTAACCGTACCGCTATTACCCACCAGCGTCACTTTAGGGCGCTGATAGCGTAATTCTGTTGTAACGCTGTGACACCAGGGCGCAACCCCTGCTTACTTACGGCCGCTCGGTTTATTGTATTGGCCGCCAGTAACTACGGCCCAGCCGATTCCCGTTCTTCCTCCCGCCTGCGGTGCAGTACGCTTGTACACATCACAACGGTAAGAACACTACCTTTGACCACCTTACGCCGCGTTGCCCGTAACGCTGTCTTTGCGACCTAACTACCACGCCGCCAGGGGAGGTTACACAGGTGCTGGCCATATATCCGGTGTAGTGCTCTTGCCGTTGCGCTGTGCGGGATCACCACTCAGGCGTATGGTCAACCTGGGGATCCGGTGTCCTTTCATGGTGTCAGACTCCCACCAGCCATACTTACCGCCGCGCCATTTCGCGGAGTCCACAGCACGCAACAGCAAATCTTAAAAGCCGTCAAACTCATCAAAAGCTTTCATGCCTATCCTCTGAGGTCGCCGGTTACTGTTCCGGCTCGACCAGCGCGCAGCTGTCGAAGTAACAAATTGTGGTCCTGCCTTATTGGGCTTTGCGTTCGGCTGGAACATGTAGACTCCGCATCGCCCCTGGGTGTTCGTCACTATAAGCCCCCAGCGTCTTTGTTGCCGGTCTCTCCCGGCTGTCACGGCATATGCCTTCCGTCCTCGGCACACTTACCGGGCGAGTGTATATAGGCGTTCACCGAATCCGGTTACTACTCGTCGCACTCCCTCGGGCTTGTGTTGGTTTGTGGTGGCCGGTCCTGTCTCAATCCCGGCGCTCTCGATGCGCTTCTCGGTCCAGCGGCTTTACCCGTTCCTTAGCTCCACGCATTCACCACAATCAAAAAGAGCGATCCCCTCAGCTATGCGACTTGGCCGGGAACCGTAATTTTGTCGCCTGTAGGTACAGTTTTTCACGCCCGCGCTCTTTGATTGTGGCGCTGTCTTTCCAGCTGTCAGCGCCTAAACTGCGGGTGACGCGTCCCCTACTCGATTACGCTCAAGTCGCCCAGCGGCCGTCTACTTCCGGCTGTCACTACCGTCGAGAGTGCTGGCATCTCACCGTTTTTACAGTTGAACGTCTGGCGGTCTTTCCCTGCGGTCATTCACTACTACAGCGGCGCAACAACAGTCCTGGAGCAAACCCACCTGAACACTGATTAACCACATGAACCTAACAAACCTCGCCCCCGAGGACGGTTATCAATGCTCATGTGCGCTTTGCTCAACGCACTAACGCCACGTTATGAAAAAGACTATACCAAAGGGCCACGTTATACAACACGAATTGTAGTTTTTGACTCAAATATTTTATAAATGACTACAAATTGTGGTTTTATGTTTGCTCAACCATCTATGATGGAGCCAGGCAGATCACAGAGGGTATAATGATGAAAATTTTATCAGTTGGGTGTTTTATGAAAAAAATCACAGGGATTGTTTTAGGTCTTACGTTAGTTTTTAGTTCCGCTCATGCCGAAATCTTAGCCGCGTGGAAATTCCCTACCGGTAACACACCAATGCTAGCTCCCAGCAATGGACCAGAGGTCCCGGTAATCTTGTCTGTTGTTAATACCGATACATGGTTAGTGTCGCTTGTTGACATGAGGCCAGACACCGATCCTTTTTCATCTTGCGGCATGGAAAAAAACCCTAAGAAAATCGACATCCCCCCTGTTTCGGTAAATGGTAAGTATCTTAAATTTGTTTCTGTTTGCCTAAGTGGATATGGAATATTGCAGCCTAAAACAGATGCAGGGAAAAAGTATTTCAACGAGATCGCACTATCAGGAAACCCAGTAACAGTGGCATTGAATGAAAATTTGACGCTCCGCTACCCAAAGTCTGATATCAAGGCAATGAAACAGAAGGTAGCAGAGCTGAAAGGGGCGATGTGACGCGTCACAGCTATTTGGTTTTGAGGAGTAATTTATTGCGGCCGGTAGTCTGCCAGCATTGAGAATCACCGGCGCAGATACACCCGGAAAGGTCCCCCGGTGCTGTCGCTCCGCACTTCTGACAATGCTGGGTCTTAATTCGCGCCAGCTGGCGCTTTAACCGGGCGGCGTCGTCCCGGATTAACAGAGATATGTATTCACTGAGATCGTAAGGAGACCGAAACAGACGGCGGCCAGCGGCGCTATCCTGCAACATGGCCAACTCTTCCGGCTCCAGCTTAATTCTCAGCTCGGTTAATCCTCGCTTTTTGTCCCTCTCGCGCTGGGCGCGCTTACGTTCGGCGTCAGGGGTTCTCATGAGGGTTAGTCCACGAGGATTCGCACGTAAACCATATGGCCACATGCCACAATCATAAACTCACCATGAGAACCGCTGTCAGGCTCAAACGGCTGGCGGCTCAACTCAACACAGTATTGATCGTTGTGGCGTTTGCGTAACTCGTTCCCTATACAGCTCACAATGTGCGTAACCTTCCGCTCATACAAATCGGGGAACAACTCTCTCACTTGCTCAGTCATACGGGCGTGATAGTCCGTCATCTGGTCTCCTTGTGGGGCTCTCGGTATAAACACGTTACACAGGTTAACAGTGCTCATTTCTGATACCCGGTGAATAATTTCCTGTATTACGTCCGCCTGGCTTACCGGTGGTAAACCCAGCGCGGCGCGTCCGGCTGTCACTGCGTCCATTAAGTAACTCAGCTGGGCGCGTTCGGTTAAGGTTATACGGCAATTAATACGCATAGCTCACACCACCTTAACGGCAACCTGAGCGATAGCACCAGCGCGCTCAATGGACTCTTTAACCCAGATTTTGTACGTAGAGGGATAGAAAGTCTCATTCTTACCAGAACCGCCCCAGAATGCTTTACTGCTCGGGTCCGGCAACTTAACGCTGAGGGTTCGGGCTTCCAGCTCAAATATGCGTTGCTGAGCTGCAAATAAGGTACTTTTTACGCCCTCCAACTCATCCAGCAGCGACAGCGATAACTTTCGTAAATGGGCGTTGCTACCGATTGCCGGGTTAGATAACTCTTTGCGCAGCGCCTGTATATCAGTCATTCCAGGCCTCCAGCTCGTTCTCTATCTCTTCGTCGATTTCGTCATTAGTGGCGTCTTCGTTCAGATAGTCTCGCGCCTCTTTGAGGTATTTTTTGCGTTTTCTGCTGTCGTACCAATCCACAAACTCAGGGGCCCAACCACTGTCATCGCCATTCTCGGAAAAAAAATCTTGCATGGCATTGTTATATGCCAAACGGTCAACCATGCTTTCGGCCGTAGTTAAGGCGCACTCCCGGATATACCCGCGCAGGTCGCGCTTTCGCCAGTGCGGGCTATATTTCGAGTCGCAGCGGCTTTTAAATTCGACCTTCCAGCGACGGATACAGCGTGCATAAAGTGACTTGCTCATGATTCACCACCAGCATTAGCAACGGCTGGCTCTACCTTCTCAGCCTTTAAAATCATCCGGGTTCCGTCGTCCAGCTCCCAGCCTATTTCACCACCTTCATCAATAACCAGCTGCCAAACCAGTTGGGCGGCTTCGTTGGTAACATCGCGGCCGGGATCATTACCCACGCGCAAGCGCTGGCCGGGGCCGGTGTCGCGCATTTTGGCCAGCTGTATGGTTTTGGTCAGCGGGGAGTA